CAAGCATCAGGATCGTCCGCGCATGATGCGCTTGCGCGGCAAGTGGGCCGAAGTCGATCCGCGCGTGTGGGATGCCGAGATGGACGTGATCACCCAGGTCGCCCTGGGGCGCGGCACCGACGCCGATCGGCTGCAGGCCCTGGCCCTGATCGCCGCCAAGCAGGAGGGCGCGATTACCACCATGGGCGGTGTCAGCAACCCGCTGGCCGATCTCGCCAACTACCGCAACACGTTGGCCAAGATGACCGAGATCATGGGCTACAAGGCGACCGAGGAATTTTTCAAGCCGGTCAACATGCAGGCCATCGAGGCGCAGCAGAAGGCCAATCCGCCACCGCCTGATCCCAATATGGTGGTGGCCAAAGCGCAAGAGGCCAAGGTCCAGGCGCAGATCCAGAACGATCAGATGCAGTTTCAGCTTGATCAGCAGCGCCTGCAGCTAGAGCAGCAGAAAGCCCAGGCCGACCTGGAGCTCAAGATGCACCAAGCCGAATTGCAGGCTGAGACTGATCGTCAAGAAAACCAACTGAGGGATCAGCGCGAGCGTGACAAGGTGCGCGTCGATGCGGTGCTGAAGCTGCAGATCGCCGAGCTGCAGTATGGCACGGCGGTGCAGAGCGCCCAGACCGAAGCCGAGATGGCGCATGCCGGTTTGCTGACCGACGTGGTCAAGCACCGTGAAACCCTCAACCGCGATGAGGAGGCGCATGTCCGCGATCTTGAGGCCGAGATGGCCAAGCACCGACTGACGATCGAGCAGAAACGTGAAGCCGCCCGACAGGCGGTGGAGGCCAGGAGGGCGAGCAATGGACCTGCCGCAGCTAACTGATGAGCAGCTAGAGCGCGTCCGCGAGTTCGTCACCAGCGACGCCGCAGTGCTGCTGTGGCAGCGCCTGGAGACCGAGATCGTGACCGCCTGGATTAGCGGCAGCACCCCGGAATTTCGCGAGAAATGCTGGTTTGAGCTGCAGGCCGTCCTGCAGCTCCAGGCCAAGCTCAGGGACGCCAGGGCGAACACCCGGCTCAGCCAGCGCGCCCAGAACGTTAGGGAAACGAATACCCGTACGGGTCCGTACGGGCCTGTATAGCCAGCCGAATTTTTTGGGAGTAAAAAGTAACCATGCCGACCGCCACCGCTGATCAGCCTGTACAGCCACAAGGGCCCAGCCTGGAGGAAGCGGCGTTGCGTTTTGAAGGCCTGCTGGATCTTCAGGAAACTGAGGGCAACCCGGAACCTTCGGACGACGCCGCCGACGCAGCTCGCACCAATGGTGGGAGCGTTGCCGCCGACGCCAAGTCGAAAGAGACACCCCCGACCGAGGAGGAAGTGGGGTCCGACGAAGCCGAAGCATCGGAGGAAACTGACAGTACCGAAGCCGCTACCGAAACGCCCGTCACGATCACCGTCAAGCTCGACGGCAAGACACAGACGATCAGCGCCGAGGAAGCAGCCAACGGCTATCAGAGGTACGCCGATTATACCCGCAAGACTGAACAGCTCGCGGCCGAGCGAAAGACGATCGAGGAGCAGGCCACAGCCGTTCATGAAGAGCGCCAGACCTACGCGACCATGCTGGTGGCACTCCGCGATCAGTTGCAGGAATTGCAGCCCGAGGAGCCAGACTGGGCCGAGGTCTACAGGACGGACCCCGTTGGGTACGCCCGGCGACGCGACGAATATCGAGACAAGCAAGACAAGATCGCTGCGGCGAGCTTCGAGCTTAATCGTATTCGTGGCGAGGAGCGCAAAGAGCAGGAAGCGAGCCTCAGGAAACTCCAGGTCGAGAAACGGGCACAGATGTTTGATCTGATGCCTGCCTGGAAAGATCCCAAGGTGTGGGAAACCGACCGCCAAGCGATCATCAAGTACGCTCAGGAGGTCGGTGGCTATAGCACCGAGGAAATCGCCAATGCGTATGACCCACGCGCCATCGTGTTATTCAATAAGGCGCGACTGTGGGATGAGCTGCAGGCCAACCAGCCGAAGCCCACCGCAGTGAAGAGGCCATCAGTAGCTTCAGCCGGACCGGCACGCGACACGTCCTCCAACAGGCTCAATGCGGCTCAGCAACGTCTCGCCAAGAGCGGTCGCATCGAAGATGCGGCCAGGGTGTTTGAACAGCTCATCTGAGTAGGTGGGTGAGCAGTTTGGAGTGAGCTATGGCATTAATTACGAACACGATCACACGGTGACGATGCTACTCGTGCCGTTCGAGAAGACCTTTTGACGGGGTCTTAACTGGGTGAATTGCTGGAACGCCTGACCGGGAGGTCGCTGTCAGACAGCGACTAAGCCGCAGGCAATCAGCAGCCAAGCCGCACATGTCAGGCGCAAGCCCCAGGGGTGCGGAAGGTTCAGAGACTAGGCGGTGAGGAAACGATAATCCGCCCACGAGCGCCCGGCCCCCGGCAAAGGGGGAAGAGATAGTCCGATCTGCATGGAAACATGCAGACGCCTTGGATAAAGAGCCGAGGCAGAGAACAAAGTGCTCAAATATGATTTACAACATCGCGCCCGTTGACGTTCCGGTGATGAGTAATATCGGGCGCGATACAGCGAAGCAGACACTCTTCGAGTGGCAGACGGACGGGCTTGCCGCCCCAAGCAACACTCCAGTTCTTGAGGGCGATGATATCGTCGGCGCGACGGATGTGCGGGCCCCGACCAACCGGGTCAACAACTACACGCAAATCAACCGTAAAATCGTGACCGTTTCGGGCACGCTCGAAGCGGTCGATAAAGCGGGCATGAAGTCTTACTTAAGTTACGAATTGGCCAAAGCGGCTTCAGAAATGAAGCGTGATATGGAGGTCGCTATAACGGGCTTCCAGGTTGGCGTCGCGGGCTCCACCAGCACGCCGCGCAAGACGGCGGGCATGGGCGCGTGGATCATCACCAACTTTCAGCCCGGTGCCGGTGTCGGTGCAGCTCCGGTGATGTCGTCTCCTCCCGGTAACGGCACGCCAGTCACCGCCGCCGTGGCGGGCACTCCGCGTGCCTTCACCGAGGTGATGTTCAAGCAGGCTCAGCAGGACGTGTGGACCCAGGGCGGCAATCCCAAGGTTGCCTTCATGGGGGCGAAGCAGAAGACGGTCTTCTCGACCTTCCCCGGCATCGCCACGCGCTTCCGCGATGTGCCTGCCGGTGAGCAGGCCCAGATCATCGGTGCCGCAGACCTCTATGTCGGCGACTTCGGTGAAACATCGGCCGTCCCCGACCGATTCATGCCGATCACCGTTGTCTATGTCGGTGATCCCGAGTACGCCAGCGTCGCCTACCTGCGTAACTTCAAGACCGAGGTGATGGCGAAAACCGCTGACGGCGAGAAGCGCATGATTTTGGCGGAATGGGGTTTACGGATGAAGTCCCAGTATTCCTGGGCCGCCATCGCCGATCTCTCCTAAGGATCTGGGCCATCTCTGCGCGTGCGCAAGCGCGTAGAGGGGGTGACTGGCGGGTGGGCCGCGTAGCGTTCGCCCACCCGCTATTTTTCTCGGGAGGGATCGATGTCCAGGCAATTGCTCGGCGTCGACCCGGTGACGGGCACGGCGCAATACTCGCACTACGACGACAGCGAAGACATTTTTCGCTACCATCAAGAAGTCGAAACCGCGCCGTTGGTTGCAATCAATCGACGGGACTACGCCAATGCGCCGACGCGCTACGGCGGCGACATGCACCTTGTCGCGCGGCTGCCGATGGTGCTGTGGCTAAAACTCTATTCGGACGGCACGCTCAACGATCCGCCGCGCTTGAAGCGCTGGCTGAACGATCCTGACCATCGCGACTTCCGCACACGGCCGGGGTGGGTGTGATGCCTGCCGTCCAGATCACCAACTACCCGGAGCTGCTGGCGGCCGGGGCGGACTGGCTCAACCGGGGCGACCTTGTCGACCAGATGCCTGCCTTCGTCATGCTGACGACGGCGCAATTCAATCGCGAGTTTCGCTTTCGCGACATGATGGTGCGCGCCGCAGCCACCAGCGCCCAGGAATACGTCGAGCTGCCGAGTGACTGGCTGGAGCACTACTCGCTGGTGCTGGCCAGCGGCGGACCGCCCCTGCGCTATGTCAGCGAGAAGGAAAGCAACGAGATCAAGGGCCTGAGCAACGGTGTGGCGGGCCCGGTCGGGGCCTACACGCTGATCGGTAACTCGATCGAGCTGATCCCATCGCCCGGCGACGATGTCGACCTGAAGATGGTCTACTACCAACGCATCCCCAATCTCAGCGATCTCGCGCCAACGAATTGGCTGCTCACCAAGTCGCCCGATCTCTACCTCTACAGCACCTTGCTGCAGGCAGCGCCGTACCTGAAGGACGATCAGCGTCTGGCGACCTGGGCCCAGCTTCGCACCGCCATTGCTGAAACCATGCGCATGGAAAGCGAGGCGGCGATGCGACCGCGCTCGCAACTCACCGCGCGTGCCCGAGCCTTTTAGGGAGATCCGTCATGTCGGTCACCGTGCTGCTGATCATCCTCCTGCTATTCTTCCTCTTCGGCGGCGGTTACTACGGCTACGGCCGCTACGGCTACAATGGCCTGGGCGGTGTCATTGGCATCGTGCTCGTCATCGTGCTGATCCTGTGGCTGACCGGCACGCTGGGGCACCTGGGATGATCGGTGAGCAAACGCCCGCCCTTCATAATTCTCTTGGCGGTCATGCTTGCGGCGTGCGCCGAGGACCCGTTAGTGGCGCACCCGCCCCCGGTCATCATCAACGTGCCGCTGAAGCTCGGACAGGAAGTCGTCTGTGTCGAGAGCCGCATCCGCATAGGGATACCGGTTGCCTTTCCGCTGATCAGCTACGCCAAGCGTGTGTGGACGTGCGACCTGCGCGCCAAGCAGCCGACTGGCTGAAAATGGAGGCCGACGGCGAAGTCACGTCGGAAGGCATGGTCTGGCGTGGTACGCGCCAGGGCACCGTGATGGCACCACCCGGTTACAAGCCGTGTGTGGCGGAGGGCCGCAAGCACCATGGCCGCTGAAAATTTCGCCCTGGCCGAATTTCTCCATAGCGATACTGCCCTGTCGTGCGGCATCGAAAATCTGCCGACCTGGGAAGAGGTCGAAAACCTCGCCTGGCTGGCTGACAAAATGGAAAAGATCCGCGCCATTCTGGAGGTGCCGGTCACCATCACGTCGGGCTTCCGCTGCACCGCCCTGAACGCCGCCGTGGGTGGCGTATCCGATAGCGCCCATTTATTCGGTTGCGCCTGCGATTTCGTCGCCCCCGACTACGGCGACATCACCGACATCATTCAGGCCCTGCAGCCCGCCATGATCGAGCTGGAGATCGACCAGCTCATCCATGAAGGCGACTGGGTCCATCTCGGGCTGGCGGTGCCCCCGGCTGAGCCCCGGCATCAGTGCTTCCATGTCTAGGAAGCCCATATTTGACCGTACAGGCGTACGGGCGGATTATGGCCCCGTAGGGCCGTCCGTACGGTTTTGCCCTTGGGAGGCCGCGTAAATGGCCGACAGTTTCACCCCTAATCTAAACCTGCGTAAGCCCGAGGTTGGGGCGGCGTACGACACCTGGGGTGGCGTGGCGGGCCTCAACGCCGATCTGGATCTGATCGACGCCATCTTCCTGGCCACGGGCCTGGGCACCTCGGTCGGCCTCCATGTCGGTGCCGCCAAGGTCGCCAACATCGAGGGCACGCTAGTGTCGACTGGCGGTGCCACCTATCAGGCCGATGGCACCGACAGGACCAAGGTGGTCAAGTTCGACGCCAGCCTGATCAGCACCGCTACCACCCGCACTTTGCAGTGGCCCGACGAAAGCGGCGTCGTGGCGACCCAGGTCGACATCCTGGCGCGCGTGCCCACCGGCACAGTTTTCAGTGGCTACTACGGCGGCACGCCGCCGCCGAGTTTCGTCATGGCCGACGGACGGACGATCGGTGATGCGACATCGGGCGCTACCAACCGGGCCAACGCCGACACCGTGACCCTGTTCACGCTCTTATGGACGATCACCGGACTGGCGGTATCAGGCGGTCGTGGAGCGAGCGCTGCCGCCGACTACGCGGCGCACAAGACGCTGGCGCTGCCCAACCACAGTGGGCGCACCATGGCTGGCCGCGATGACCTGAGCGGCACGGCGGCGAACGTCTGGCCGGGAACGACGGTGCGCGCTGCTGTCGGTGGCGCGACAACCTCAAGTTCAGGGATCAGCGGCACCGTCTCTGTTTCTGGCGGCATTAGCGGCTCGGCGAGCGGTTCGCTGGGGGTAAGTGCTGATGGCACTGCGTACAATGTCGATGGCGGAGGTGGCCGTAACGGCAGCGGCGATCTGGTCGGTAGCCACTCTCACGCCGTGCATGTCGACGGCAGCGCCAGTGGAACTTTGGGCGTTGGTGGCAGCTTCAGCGGCGGCGGTAGCATCACGGGCGGGAGTACCGGAACCTTCAACATCATCCAGCCGTCGATCGTGGTCGACGTGATCATCGCGCTCTGATCATGGCATTCCTTCCCGTCCTGCTCCCACCCGGTCTTGAGCGTAACGGCTCGCCGTACGACACGCCGGGAAAATTCTGGGACATGAATTTGTTTCGCTTTCAGTCGGGGAGCGCACGACCGATTGGCGGCTGGGTGCGCAAAACGCACGCGCCACTCGATAGCGCTATCCGCCGTTTCCACGCGTGGCGTCACAACGACAGTACCCTGGGCTGCTTCGCTGCGACCGAACAGAAACTCTACGTCGACTTTGCGGGCGGTTGGCTCGATATCACGCCGGTTGGCATCGTGCCGCCGGTCAATGTCATCACGAGCGGCTACGGCACCGGCCCCTACGGTGCGGGCACCTACGGCACGGCGAGGCCCGCTGGCACGAGCGAGACCTTCGCGCCGACCTATGCGCTGTGGTCATTCGCCAACTGGGGCGAAGACGTGCTGCTGCTCAGCAGTAAAGACAATCGGCTCTTTCACTACATCGCCGCGACGCCTGACATCGCGCCGATCGTGCAGACCGGCACGCCAGCCATCCCGCTCGCCAATGCGGTCGAGGTCACCGATGAGCGCCACGTCATGCTGGCGGGTGTGACGATGGGCGGCACGTACTACCCGCATCGCATCGCCTGGGCGTCGAGCGAGAGCTTGACCGACTGGGATTTTGCCAACCTTGCCAATTCGGCGGGTTTTCTCGATCTCACCGCCAGCTCGCCGCTGACTTGGCTGTGCAAGGTGCGCGAGGGCCTGCTCTGCTTCAGCAGCACCGAGGTCTTCCTCATTCAACATGTCGGCCTGCCTTACGTATACGGCGCGACCAAGATCGCTGAGATGCCGATGGGTCATCCCTATAGCGTCGCGGTGTTCGGCACCGGCAATGCGATGTGGCCATCGCCGCGCGCTTTTGAGATGTACTCGGCCGGGGCCGTGCAGCCAGCGCCATGCCCGATTTTCAACGACATCAAGATCGACGTGAATGTCGACTGGTCGCTCACGCGCTCCCACTCTTCGTCGAATGGTCAGTACCCCGAGATATGGTTCTTCTGGCCATCGGCCAGCTCGCCGAGCGGCGAGTGCGACCGCTACGCCATCTACAACTATCTCGAAAATTGGTGGGGCTGGGGCTACCTCAAGCGCAGCGCCATGATCTCGGCGGGTGCGCTCAGGCGACCTCTCGCTGGCACCGCCGACGCCAACATCTATGAGCACGAGAACGGCTGGACCGATGCTGGCCTGCCGATCCTGGCCAGCCGTTGGCTGGAGACCGGAGCGCTCGGCATCGGCAGCGGCGATGCGGTGATGGATGTGCGCCAAGCGCTGCTGGCCACCGACAACCGGCCGCAGTCGGTCAAGCTGCAGTTCTTTGGGCGCTACACGCCGGACGGCGCGGAGCGCGTATTTGGCCCCTACCTGCCCAGGCTCGATGGCTACACCGATACGCGGGTCAACGCCCGTGAAGCGCGCATTCGCTACGTCGGTAACATCGACGGTGTTTTCGAGATCGGCCAGTTGCGCCTCGATGTCTCGGCGGGAGGCGCTCGATGAATACGCAATTCCCCGTGGTGCCTTCCAACTACTCACAGAGCTTTTTCAATTTGCTGATGCAGCGGCTCGCCAGCTACTTCGGGCAGGCGACCGCCAAGGACGAAGAGACGCCGCGTATCGTCCTGCGCTCACCCAGCGGCAAAAACTTCGATCTCACCGTCAGCGATGCTGGCGTGCTGGTCGTCACACCTACGAGCAAAACCCGTGTCTGACATTGTCCCCACCTACGGTCGGCTGGTTCCATCGTCGCCTGAGGCGATCGACAAGGTGCGGGTCCTGGCCGAAGGCTTGGCCACGCTGCCGCAGATCCCCTTTGTCACCGAGCACCTTTTGCATGCCGGTATGTATACGCGCACGGTGCGCCTGCCTGCGGGCACGGTGTGCGCGGCGGTGCTGATTAGGCCGCCGACTGTTTTGATCCTGATGGGCGACGTTGATGTCTGGTCGAATGGCGAGCTGATCCGGCTGTCGGGCTACAGCGTCCTGCCGGGATCGGCAGGACGCAAGATCGCCTTCACCACGCACAGCGATGTCGGCATGTCGATGATCTTCGTGACCGATGCCCAGACGGTCGATGAGGCACAGAAGCAATTCACTGTCGAGCACGAGCTGCTGCCGCCGCTATCGAAAGCGGACGCGCACATCGTGCTGATCACAGGAGAGTGAGATGAGCGGCATTATTGCGGCTGCTGGCATTACGGCTGCGGCAGGTCTCGCGGGCGGCATGCTGAGCAAGTCCGGCAGTGGCGGGACTTCAAATACCTCGCAGCAAACCCAACTGCCCGGTTGGGTCAATTCCGATGCGATGAACAATCTGGATCTGGCGAATCAGACCGCCAACCAGTTGATGGGGCCGTACACGGGGCAGCGCGTCGCTCAGATGACGCCTGAGCAGCAGGCGCTCATTCAGCAGCTCTACGGCAATGTCGGCTCGACCAACGCAGGCTTTGGCCAAGCCGGTGCGACGACCAATCAGTTGATGGGCTACACCCCAGGGACGGTGACGCCCGGCATGCTGGCGAACACCAACCTGCAGCCGTACATGAACCCGTACAGCTCGATGGTGATCAACCCGGCGATGCAGCAGATGGAGGCGGCGCGCAAGCAAGGGCTGATGCAGATCGGCGATCAGGCCACCCAGAGCAAGGCGTTCGGCGGCTCACGCCAGGGCATCGCTGAAGGCGTTCAAAACGCCGCCTCGGAATTGCAGCGCGGCCAATTCGTCGGCGGCATGCTCGGACAAGATTTCGCCCAGGCCCAGGCGGCGGCAACCGGCGACATCAATCGCGATTTCACCGGCCAGCAGTTCAACGTCAATTCGGGCCTGCAGGGTGCGCAATTCCGGGGCCAGATGGCCCAGCAGCTCGGCGGTCTGTCGCAGGCGCAGCAGATGAATTTCCTACAGGGTATCCAGGCCGCGATGGGCGGCCAGGGCATGCTGCAGCAGCAGAGCCAGCAGGAGCTGGATGCTCAGCGGCAACTGTACGGCGAGCAGCGCCAGCAGCCGCTCGACGTGCTGGCGATCCGGCAGAATGCCCTGTCGCAATCGCCCTACGGTCAAACGTCGTACGGCACCGCCCCTGGGCCGAGCAGCAATCCCATGCTCACCGGTCTCGGCACGGCAGCCACGACGGCGGGCCTGCTCGGTCAATTCGGCATGTTCAACAAATCGCCGACCAGCAATCCGAATGCCTACAGCTATCCGTCGCCTGCCCAAAGCGCGATGTATCCCGAGCTGGGGCCTCTAACCCTGTCCGATCGCCGATTGAAGACCGACATCCGCAAGATCGGGCGCGACAGGGCGACCGATCTCGATCTCTACGCCTATCGCTACAAGGGTGATCCGAAGAGCTACAAGAAGGTCGTCGGCCCGATGGCCCAGGACGTGGCGAAGAAGTATCCCGAGGCAGTGGTCAAGGTCGGCCCGTATCTCGGCATCAAGACCAACTTCCTGAGCGGCATGGCAGCGTGACATGGCCTCGATCCTGTCCACTATCCTGAAGGTCGAGAGCGGCGGCAGAAATGTCCCGCAGTCGCTCGGCACGAAGGACGTTAACAACAATTACGGCAAGGGCGGCGGTGATCCGGCGCAGGGCTATTACCAGATCACGGGCGGCACCTGGAATGAGTTCGGTGGCGACAAGACGGGTAGCAAGTCGGCGATCGACGCGCCCTATTCAACGCAACTTCAGAT